GGTCAGGAGGTGACATGGTTACATTTGACGATATTCATGGGAGCGAAAAGGACTTGCTGTTACTTCAAGAGAAAACCCAGCGAAGAAATATGAGACAGAAAAAACAAATACGCTATGTCTATTTTGTTGAAGCTCAAACGCTTGGTTTGATTAAAATAGGTTGGACGCACGATGTAAAAAGACGAATGGTAAGTTTGCAAATTGATTGCCCCGTGCCAATAAAATTGCTTGGGACGTTAAAAGAGGAAGTTGGTTTGACGGAGGGCATTATCCATAGAATCTTTAAACAAACAAGGATCAGGGGAGAATGGTTTAGAGACCACGCGATATTGCGTCAATTTATCGAAGACAATAAAATGGGGAGGAAATCAAAAAATGACAGAATACGTTAATGAATCTCCTATTGTTGGATGGGACAATATATCGCGCTTTCTTGCTACTTCAAAGAGATCGGCACAAGATCGGCGCGCCGAAATGATCGAGGACAATGTGCTATTTACCCGTTTGGTAGGTCAAGGCGGTAAAAAACATAAAATCATATTTACATATCCTTCGCTTCTCAAGGCGTGGCTCATGAAAAAAAATCAGAAAGGACAAAAATTATAAAGTTTATGCTTTCTGCATCCTAACTCGCAAAACCCCACCGCACCCGTAGTTTGCACTGTCCCACCGCATTTTGACGGCTTATTTAATAGTTATGTAACATTGACTCATGGCAGGTCTGGGTCAGGAAATGATTCAAGAGGCTTTGCATCCTACCCGTTTATGTTTGGAAAACGAGGGGCTATCTCTTAAGGCATTAACTCAAGCACTCAAGAAAGAACTCAAGGCAAAAGTCACGCATACCGCAAAACTGAAAGGTGCGGTTACTCCTGGTGAGCTTAAAAAGGGTATCCGCACTCTCTCCACTTCCGGTCAGATCATCACTACCCGCGAAGGCGAGGTCTACGGCGACGGCGATACTGTGATCGCCTGGAATGAGGTTGACTGGGCTACGAGGCAGAAGGCGCGAATGGATGCACATAAACTGAGAGGGGATTATCCAGCCGACAAACACGAACTAACCGGCAAGGACGGTCAGCCTATCGCCTTCACCGACATCGAACGCGCTCAAAGACTGGCACGGCTTATAACGATGGCAAAAGAACGCAAGAAAGAGGCTCAAGGTTGAACGTCATTACCGAACTCGCAGAAGTCCTTGACTATCTGAACCCTGAAGAACTGGCAGAGGTGGACAATATCCTCGCGTCTGAACTGCCCGCATGGGTCCCACTCCCGGGGCCTCAGTCCACAGCCTATGATTGCGAAGCGGACATACTCTATTACGGCGGGGCGGCAGGAGGCGGAAAGTCTGACCTGCTTCTCGGCCTCGCTCTTACCAAGCATCAACGCTCGATCATATACCGGCGTGAAGGTACGCAGAACCTAGCACTGACCGACAGGCTCCTGAACGACATCCTCAGGGACCGTAAAGGTTGGAATGGGCAGGATCATGTATGGCGCGGCATGGGTAGACAGATAGAGTTTGGCGCGACGAAAGACCCCGGCGATGAACAACGGTATCAGGGGCGCGCTCACGATCTCAAGGGCTTCGATGAGATATGCCACTTCACGGAAGGACAATTCAGGTTTCTTATTGGCTGGCTCAGGTCAGCAGATCCATCACAGCGCAAGCGCATTGTCTGTACCGGTAATCCTCCGAGAGATGAGGACGGTCAGTGGGTTATCTCCTTCTGGTCTCCATGGCTCGATAAGCGGCATCCTAACCCTGCAAGGCCGGGCGAATTAAGATGGTTCACGACCGTCGAGGGCAAGGATTATGAATGTCCCAACAGTGATCCCATTGAGGTAGACGGTCAGCTCGTGCAGCCGCTCTCCCGCACATTCATACCCTCTCGCGTCCAGGACAATATCTACATGGTGCAATCGGGATACATGGCGATGTTACAGGCGCTCCCGGAACCATTGCGCTCACAGATGCTCATGGGCGATTTCATGGCCGGTATCGTGGCAAACCCCTTGCAGTTATTCCCGACTGAATGGGTAGACGCTGCCATGGCGCGATGGACACCGGACGGCGCAAAGGGTGAGATGGATTCGGTAGGAGCCGACATATCAAGGGGCGGCAAAGATAGAACGGTCATATCTACCCGTTACGGCACATGGTACGGCCCGCTCAAGTGTTACCCAGGATCAGCGGTCCCCGACGGTGCGACGGCGGCAGGGCTTATCATTGCCGAGACAAGAGATGCAGCGCCTGTTCATGTCGATGCGTTGGGTGTAGGCGGTGAGACCGTGGGACACCTAGAGAGCAACGACATCCAGACCGTGGCCGTCGTGGGCTATGACACCGAGCTTGTCAAGTATGAGGTCGACAAGGCATCAAAGATGCTCAGGCTCCGCAATTACCGGGCGCTCATTCACTGGCGCTTCAGGGAGATGCTTGACCCGAAAACCGGGGACAATATCGCGTTGCCTCCCGATCAGGAGCTCAAGTCCGATCTATGCTCGATATGTTTCAAGCTCACGCCGGGAGGTATCCTCGTTGAATCCAAAGAGGAAATTTACAAGCGCATAGGCCGTTCACCCGATAAGTCCGACAGCGTTATCTACTGTTCAATCAACACCTTGAAGATAAACAGAACGGTTTCACGACTGCTGCAGCAGCGAGAAAACAACGATGAAGACCTGCTCCGGCAAGGTCTGAGGGGGTAAGATGGGCGGTTTTATAAGTTCATTATTCGGCGGTGCCTCAAGCGCTCCGGCTGTCATTACTCCTACAGTTGCGGCTCCTGCTGACAATAGCGAGAAGATCAAGGCGGCGGCTCAGGCAGAAGCGGAACGGGTAAGGAAGCGCAAGGGCGCGGCATCGACGATACAGACAGCGGCTCAGGGAGTATTGGAACCTGCTGCGACATTCAAGCAGGTTTTGGGGGCGTAAATGGCAGCCGACATACGGACTGAACAGCAGAAAGTAACCGATGCCACGAAGAAGCTTGCAGCCCTTAAACTCATCCGGCAGCCCCATGAAGCCCTCATCAATGAGGCGATAGAGTTTACCTATCCGGGCAGGATGACAATCAACGACACCACGAAAGGGCAGAAGAAGGGAGCGACCATCTATGACACCGATGCCACTATTGCCTGTAACCTGTTTGGTGACGGTATGCACGGCTATCTATTCAGCCCCGGTTGGTTGAAACTCAGGCTCCCGAATACCATCGAGTTTGGCCGGGCAACCGGTATGCGTAGATGGTCGGGCAAGCGCGCCGATGAGATACCGGAAGTGGCTGAATGGCTCGTTGACTCCCAGGATGTCATGCACGGAGCATTCACCCGCAGCAATTTCTATTCCGTCACCCCGCAGGTATTCAAGGATTGGGGCTGCATCGGCAATGTAGGCGTATACGGCGAGAACGACATGAACAGCGGCAAGATATGTTTCACCGTGCCGCATATCCGCGAACTCTATATTAGCCGCGACCGTTACGGCGGCATAGATGGAGTATTCCGGGTCTACAATGGTTCACTGTCGAACTTGGTAGAGAAGTTCGGCATGGAAACGCTCAGGACAAAGGGCGGCATGATCGACATCGACCAGAAGATGGAGTCAGACCCCTATCAGGAACTGGAAATCACCCATGCCGTGTATAAGAGGGAAAACTACGACCTCGGCAAGCTCAACGCACAAAATAAGCCGTGGGCCTCCATGTGGATATACAACAACAAGCTGCTCCTGGAATCCGGTTTTGATGTCATGCCATGGGTGTTCTGGTCGGCAGAGCGCAATAACAATGAATGGTATGGTCGTTCCCTCGTGATGAACGCCATTGTAGAGATTCTCACCGCCAACCAGTTTGGAAGGAACAATCTATTAACGGGCGGAAAGATCGCCGATCCTCCCTATGCCATGATGGAATCACTCAGGGGACGCTTCAATAAAGGCGCGGGCGGCAATACGTACCTCAAGAGGGGAGAGACAACGCCGGAGGCATTGCTGGATCACCTTAAGGGTATCCCGTTCGGTCTCGACATGCTCGACAGGATAACAAAGCGTATCAATGCTCACCTCAAGACCGATGTGTTCTTGATGATGAATCAGATAGCCTTCGAAAACAAGAACCTCACCGCTACTCAGGTCGTAGAAATGGCGGGTGAGAAGGCGGCGGTCATATCGCCTATCACCGAGGGGGCAGAGAACGGACTCTTGAATCCTGAGATTGACCTCGTATGGCATTTTGAGGATCAGGCGGGCAGGATACCGCAACCGCCTGAAGTCTTGATGGAATACGGCGGAGTAAAACTGGAAGTAGATTATTATGGGCCTCTCTCACAGGCACGACGGAGATTCTACAAATCTCAGGGCATAAGGGCAGGCCTGGATGATATACGGGCAATCGCCGAGACGAGAGGCGTGGTTAATCAGACGGCCCCGGATGTGGGCGATCAGATCAAGTGGGGCAGACTCACCCGATACATTACGCTGGATTCATTGCCCGCTGATTGTATCAACAGCGAAGACGACGCGGAAAAGATAGCCGCAGAACGGGCGCAGATCATTGAACAGGAGAAGGTCAATCAGGGTCTCATCGACGCGGCAAAGGCTGTACCAGGATTAAACAAGAAGGTTGAGGCGGGCAGTCTTACCGAGCAGGTATTGGGAGGAGGACAATGATCTTTCAATTACATCATCAGTTTAATGACGGGCATACAGAGTTTATATCTCAAAGAGAGATTATCCCGACATCACAATCAGATATGACTGAACAAATGCACCGATGGATAGAAGAGACAACCAAAGAGTTCCCTTTGCCGGAAGGTGCAATATGGGTATGCGGCAATGAGAAATGGGAACACTTTATGTGGATGTCGGGGCATTGTGAACCGTTCCGAGAGGTAACAACGGCATGAGTTCAAACCCTATCCATATCTTTAAGATGATCGAAAAGGAACGGCAGGAAAAGAATGAACTCCTGCAAAAGTATAGCGTTCTGTTCGGTTCACCCATGGGGCAGGTAGTCCTTGCCGACATACTCAAAGACCTCGGGATCGGCGTTGACATAGACCCGAATAGCCCGGCTGCAAATGCGTTGAGGAATTACGCGCTGACTATTCTACTCCCCAAGTGCGGCGTTATGACAGGCGACACTCAGGGACTCGTAAGAGCCCTTGCTCACTATATACCAGACGACAAGGAGGAATAAGCCATGAAAAAGTATTTAGCGGTAATCGCAGTAATTACGATGCTCGTGTTCGCGGGCACAGCCATTGCAGAGGAAGTGTTTGCGCCGGGCAAGAATAACAGCGGGACCATCGGGTCTTCAAGCAGGTCCTGGAGGAAAGGCTACTTCCAGTCCCTCTACATCGCCGGGGGTACGCTGACATCGACAGCCGATATAGTGGCTACCACGAGCTCACAGACGTTGACGAACAAGACGCTTCTTCATCCCATACTCGCGTCCAATGATGTCTATGTCTCGACCGATCAGGTGATTACCTTCCCTTCAACCACAGATACCGTAGCATTACAGGATTACAGCCAAACGCTCACCAATAAAACACTTACCAGTCCGACGATCACCTCCCCGAGCATAACCAGTGTCATAGCATCACACGACTATTCGGCGGCTACTACGGACTGGACGCTATCGGCGACGGAGAAAGCATCGTCGATCCTGTTAGTTAAGTACCCGGCACTGGGAACAGCGAATATCATCGCTCCCTCGGAAGTCCGCACGTATTGGGTTGTAAACCAGTCAACTCAGGATATAACCATCAAGGCGACGGGTAAGACGGGGATCGTGATTCCCGGCGGTGCCAACGCGGCAATGGTGGGTTTTATCACCGCCGACTATATCCGTTTTACTCCCAACACATCTTATGGGTCATAACGGATAATGAACTTTGTCAAACATATAAGGGAGAATATCCTCACAACGGGGATCATGACGGCCTTGATTGCGCTGACATGCAGCATTCTCCCTTATATGGCTCCAATAGCCGGGATAAGGAATAACCGGATATATCTTGTGGGGATCGTCGCCATGTATATTATGGCCGTCCTCATCGCGAAGACAAAGGCATCATTGTGGGCGCCTCTCCTGATTGCCTATACGGGTCTCAGGCTTTTCTTCGGCGCCACTGAACTGGAGGGGACGGCGATATACATCATCCTTGCAATGTCGCTTATCTACTATTTCGGGATCGTCGCGTACCGGCAGGGCATAGCAAAAGCACACATCTATAATACGATCTGCATCATAGCCCTCCTGAATATCGCCTTTGCCATATGCCAATACTTCGGCCTTCCACTGCCGAAGCCGGGAGCAGAAAGCGGGAAGTTTTTTACCGGCGGTCTCATAGGACTCATGGCGAACCCGAATGAGTTCGCGGCATTGCTCGCAATATGCCTCCCGTTCTTTTTCCGAAAGACATGGGCGTACTGCATACCGCTCATGGCTTTAGGCTTTGTGCTTGCCCGGAGCACTAACGGGATGCTGGCCGGGACCATCATAACGATGATATGGGCTATCCTCCAAGCCAATAAAGAGCGAAGTCTTATGAGGCGAAACGTGAAGATCCTCGCTATGTGCTGTGGCGTGATGCTGCTCTTTGCGGCATTCATCACTCAAGTAGACCGGTTCAACATCAAAGAGCAGATGGAGGGCAGGGGATTCATCTATCTCAAGAGCATCCAGGTTGCCATGACAAAGCCGTTGACCGGTTGGGGATTCGCGCAATATGAGTACATCATCCCGTTATTGTCATTCAGCCGGTATGCTCCATCCTGGGAAATCCCTCTCTACGTCGCCAATATCAAGGACATGGACGCGATACGGGATACCATCACGCGCATGACGGGCACGGAGAACCTTGTCGACATAGCCTTCTACCTTGATGCCCCGGAGAATAACGTCAATGCCAAGTTCGGGCAGGCGCACAATGAGTACGTTGAAATGTATTTCATTGGCGGCCTGATAGGATTGATTCTTATGCTCGGTCTTGTATGGGCGACACTGAGCAAGGGCTTCAGGATGCGCGACAAGTTACCCGCGCTAAGTTTCACCGCGTCATGCCTGACCGCGATATTCTTCTTCACATGGCAGATTATACCGCTCGCCGTTCTTACTATTGCGGCAATGGTGATGATACACGGGCATGTCCTCGTCCCTGTGGACGTATGGGACGAGAAAGGATAAAGGAGGTTTCTATGGGTTTCTGTTTCAGGTGTAAAGGTAAGGGAAGGGGCAGCGGAGGTAAAGGAAAGAGATAAATAAACGGGTTCCCTGAAAGCCTGATCAGCGGACAGGGACGCAAGAAAGAAATCAATGGGACACGGTAAGGTGCTTACCCGCTTTGCTGTGTCCCTTTTTCTTTGCCCGTATCAAACAAAAACAAGGAGGTTTCAAATGGCAGATGAAGCAAATACCCAAAACACCGATACAGGCGATGGCGGGGATGGTGGCAACACACAAACATCAGGATTGACACAGATACCAGAAAACATCAGGGGACACGAGGCGTTTGCTGGTTATAAGGCCATGTCAGATTTATGGCAAGGTCACATTGACCTGTCAACCAAGACCAAAGACCTTGAAAGTAAACTGGCTGATTCAATCCCGAAACTCGGTGAGAACGCCACAGACGAACAGAAGGCCGCTTATCGTGCGGCAATGGGTATACCGGAGAAGGCAGATGATTACAACATCCCACTTATCGAGGGCATGGATAACAGCCTAGCCCCGTGGTTCAAGGAAAAGGCTTTCGCAAGAGGTATACCGAAGGATATCGCAGAAGGTCTCGCGGCTGATTACAACGAACTGCTCACAAAGACCTTGCAGGAACTGGATGAGCAGCGTCTCAAAAATCACAATGAGGCCATAGACAAACTCAAGAACGAATGGGGCGATAACGCGAACGCAAACGCAGAGACAATCAAGATAGCCTACCAGCACATCGTACAGGGAGTACCCGCCCTCGATTCTCTCCTGAAGACCGAGATCGACGTAGGCGGCGGTAAGAAGGCCCTGCTCGGCGATCTTCCGGCAATGCAGGAACTCTCCCTCTGGATAGGCAAGAAGATGTTACCGGATACGGCCCTTCCGGGGAACCCTCCGGGAGGAGAAAAGGCAAAAGTAGGCATGAACTACGACAAATAACAACAGGAGGTTATCACTATGGCAACCGAAGTAAACATAGGCTCATATTACACGTTAGTTGACCTGATGAAAACGGGTTTTGCCGACAATGGACGGGCTATTTTTGTAGCTCAGACGTTGGCGCGGAAAAACCCTATCGTTAAAGAAGTACCGATCATCGAGGCCAACCAGGCTCTTTCTCATGTGGGAGGCAGGCAGCTTGCTCTCCCGACAGTAGGGAAAAGGGCTATCAATGAAGGTGTTGTGATCGCAGCGCACAAGGAAGTTCCGGTCACGGCTCCCATGTCTCTCTTCGAGACAGCCAGCCAGATAGACATAGAATTGCTTAAATTGGCAGGCGGCGGCCCCGCTGCGGACGTTCTCAGGCAGAGAAAAGACGCGGCTTTCATCGAGGCAATGGCTCAGGCGGTAGCAGATGAGATCATAAACGGCAGCATCGGCGACGATGCCCTGGGATTCAATGGTCTCGCTACAATGTTCAACTCATCCACGACCTATCCCAATGGTGAGTCAACATGGTTCTATAATGTCCAGCTTGCCGGTGGGAGTTCGTCTGCCCTTGCCTCAATCTATGTGTGCGAATGGGGCGTAGACAAGATGCACCTTATCTACCCAAAGAACACAATGGGCGGGCTTGAGATCACCGACAGGGGCGAACAGTGGGTAGCAGGTTCGGCCGCAACGAAAAAGTTCTGGGCGAAAGTAACACAGTTCGTCTGGAGGTGCGGTCTGTTCGTGGCAGATGAGAGATGCTGCCAGAGGATAGCGAATATCGAAAAATCCGGCAATGACTATCTCTTTGATGAGAATCTGCTCATCACCGCGCTCAACAGGCTCCCTGATTCAGGGGAAAATCCTGCGACCAGAATCTACGTTAACCGCACCGTCAAGACACAGATGGAGATCAGGGTCAAGGATAAAAACAATATGTTCGTTACAAACTTCGCGGATGCTTTCGGCGTGCCAGTTCTCCGGTTCAGGGGTGTTCCCGTTCAGGTTTTGGATACCCTCAACACCGATGAAACGGCAATCTCATAAGGAGGTGGCACATGGGATACAGAGACTATAAATTACTTCTTTGCAGCAGCCAGGCGGTGACTGAGGAGGCATCGGATTATTATGTCGATACCGAACTCACAAACCCCGGATGGGAAAAGGGACGGCCCCTTGAGGTCGTTATCAACGTCGAAACGGCGGCATCGGGCGGGACAGGATACGTGTTCGCTCTCGTTCACAAATCCTCGGGCGCCCCTACTCTCGGCGACGTAACAGTGGCAACAGTATCAGTGCTCAACGCGGAACTGACAAAAGGGGCAGAGATAAAACTCCGCTTCCCTGACGGCGTAGAGATTCTCCGGTATGTAGGCATCAACATCGGCGATATTACCGGCGGCGAATCTATGACGATTTCCGCGTACATTCAGCCCGTAGGGTAAGGAGGACCGCATGGCTAAATATCAGTGTGTGGTCGCGCTCAACGGGTCCCCTAGATATTTCAAGGGGCAGATATACGACTTCCCGGCAGGCAAGGAACTGAAGGATAAGGACGGGAACCTTGACAGGCATTTTGTGCTGATTGAGGCTGACCCGGAACCCGTCGCCGTAACAGACGAGAAGCCGGCAAAAAAAGGAAAGAAAGAGAAAGACGAGTAGCGCAATAGAGGGGAGGCTCCGGCCTCCCTTCCTTTAAAAGGAGCTTGTCATGGCATTCGATCAGGTAGGCGTTGTAAACATTGCCTTATTCAATATCAAACAGAAAAAAATAGCCTCGATGTCGGAGGCTTCTGTCGCCGCTGAAACGGCAAGTGCGGTCTATGAATACATCCTGAAGGAAGTGCTTGAGCGGCATAGCTGGAAGTTCGCCCTTATCACAGAGGAACTCACCAAGGATGAGACGTACGTATCTACCGGCGAATGGGACTACCAGTACAACAAGCCTACCGTGGAATGCCTGAGAATAGAAAAGGTAAGGGATGAGAACAATATCGACATCCCCTATGAAGATGAAGGCGATTATATCCATTCCGACCATGACAACGACCTGGGGGACGCGATAGCCGAAGACGATATGTCCGCCGATGGTACGACCGACTGGACGGACGATGGCGCGAATATATCCCTTCTGTTTGATACAGACCACTATGAAGTAACCACGGATGCGGTAAACAAGAACGCATGGCTCGCGAGTAAATCCGTTGAAAAGAACAGGTCATACGTTGTGTCGATCACCCTGAAGGACGGCACGGCGACAGGCAAGCAGGTAGAATTGTATTTCTATGATGGCGCCGCTCAGTATTCCGAGGCATTCACTTCATCGGGCATCGAGACTCCGATATCAGCAACATTCAAGTGCGCCAATACCACTGACTCGGCAAGGCTAGGCATTCGCGTTGTAGACAGCCTTGCCAGTTCTAACCTTGAACTCAAGGACTTCACGGTCTATGACGGCGGTGAAGATCCTCTCTATATGAAGTTTGTCACCTACGAGGACGACCCTACGAAATGGACGGCGGCCTTTGTCAAGGCATTCTCGTTTGACCTTTCGGCAGCTATGGCAGCAAAACTTGCCCCGGATATGCAGAATGAAATGCTTGAGAAGTATGAACTCTATCTTAATGCCGCAATAGCTCACGACCAGTCAAAGAACTATATCAAGGACGATAAGGGCAATACCGACCTTCTTGACGCGGGGAGAACGTGAAATTAAGAATGACGACCAGGGGGATGCATGACGTGTCTTTTATGTAAAAGGGAATGGCAGTTAGGACAAAGAACAATGAGATTTTTTAATGTACCATTTTTAGGGTCAAAATCTTTATGGTGCAAACCGAGGATTATGGGATGTTCAGAATAACCACACATTTCACATTTTTCCATTACAAGGCCCCTTCTTGTAAATGCCCGCTTAAGACCATTGCGACTTTGAAGATTAATAGGAATATCCTTTATCCGACATTCCCTACTGCAATATTTGGTTTTATAGTATTGCCCTTTATTAATCGTAAATGTTTTTCCACATACTTTGCAAAAAACATCTTTTTGAGAATGATATATTTCATAGTTAGCTTTTTTTCGACATTCAATAGAACAACACTGCGGAGATCCTTGCCAACTGGGATAGCTAAATTCCTTGCCACAAACCAAACAATTTTTTGTAATTTTAACTTTTTGGTCTCTTATAAGTTGAAATCTTTTAATTTTTTCTATGTTATAACATTTATTAGAACAAAAATTCGCTTTATCTTTCCTGCTTTGAGGGATATAAAACTCCTCCCCACAAGTCTTGCAAATTTTTATTACTCCCTTTTTATAAAGAGGAAGCCCCTTACGATAAGAATAAAAGCATCCTCTACTACAAAATTTAGTTCTCTTATCTTTTGTATTAAATTCTTTATGGCATACCTTACAAATCATTATCAATACATATTATCAGTTATATTATTAAATGTCAATATACAATTAATTCATTTAAACCATAGAGCAAGGTGGACATATATATGAAGTTTAGACCCTTACAGGCGCAATTCAATGTAGGAGAAATTTCCCCCCTTCTTGATTCTCGCAACGACGTACAGAAATATTACGGAGCCTGCCGTCGTCTTGAGAACATGATACCTCTCGTGCAGGGCGGGGCAAGGAGAAGGCCGGGAACGTACTATGTGGGTGCGTCGAAAGACGGCACAAAGAAATCAAGACTGTTTGGCTTCCATTTTTCTACCGTGCAGGCGTATATGACCGAGTTCGGAGAAGAATATCTCAGATTTTATAAAAATAAAGGAAAGATAGTCTGGAATGACACTGAGGGAGATTATATAGACATCACTTCAAAGCCAGCAGTAAGCGGTGATGATGGTGGATGGGATTCTACTGCTACATTTTATAATAATGTAAAACAAGCTGTATTTGGAAATACCGGGGGTCATACTTATAATTCTTTTATAAGATTCCCGAACATAGACATTCCCCGTACAGCACAAATAATATCTGCAAAGATAACTTTCAACGCACATTCAACAGACATAGGAACGACGTGTAACGCTATTATCGCTGGAGAAGCTGCGGATAACCCATCAGCACCAGCAAATTACAATGATTGCGATATGATGTCTTTAACTACAGAACAAACAAAATGGGACAATGTTTCTGCAACAACGATAAATGCAAATTACGATTCTCCCGATATATCGCCCATTATTCAAGAAATAATAGACCGTGATGGTTGGGAAGAAACCAATGCAATAGTGCTTGTTATAAAAGACAATAGTAGCGATGCGGGCGCTTGTAGATATTTTCATACTATTGATGAATCAGCAGCGGTTGCCGCTACTCTTTCTATAACCTATGGTAATATCTACGAGATCGCAACGCCTTTTACCGAGGCTCAACTCTTTGAGCTTTCCTTTGCTCAGTCAGCCGATACCCTGTTTATCGCTCATCCCTCTCATAAGCCAATGGAGCTTACAAGGACAGGTCATACGGCATGGACGTTGAATTATCGCACATTCAAATATGGCGATGACAGGGATATTACGGGAGCCTCGCAAGCAGGGTCTGTAGTCATTACGTCCGTCGCGCATGATCTTGAAGTAGGGCAGTGGGTGAAATTCAGCGGTATTGTCGGCATGACGGAACTCAACGACCAGTACGGGAAAATCACCGCGGTCACCGACGATACATTTACCATCGGGGCAATAAACAGCGGCGCATATACTCCGTACACAACGGGCGGCGTGGCGCAGCTTCTTGAATTTAAGGGGACTAAGAAGGCGATCACAGCGGCGACGGCAGCTAATCCGGTAGAGATCACCTGCGTAGGTCACGGCCTTGCAGACGGCGACCTTATTTGGATAGACAAGGTTATCGGCATGATCGAACTGAATAACAAGGTCTACACGATAGCGAACGCAACGGATGATACCTTTGAACTCACCGACGGGGCAGGCGTGGATATAGACGGATCCGGGTATACCGCGTATGTGTCGGGTGGGTATGAAACGCCTACGATATTCACGGCTGTCGGTGATTATCCTGGAGCCGTAGCCTTCTTCGAGCAGCGCCTTGCGTATGGTGGGTCTGACAACCAGCCCCAGACGGAATGGCTCAGTGAATCGGGCGCATATGATACATTCAACATCACGCAGACGGGCGATGACGTGGCCATCGAGTATACCCTTGTTTCTGAGCGGGTAGACCGCATCCGGTGGATGGTGGGTCAGGAGTATCTCATGGTGGGGACTGTCGGCGGCGTGTATAAACTCGGCGCCACGACGACCAGCGAACCCCTTTCACAGAGCAACGTCAATGCGAAGCGTCAGACTACCTTTGGCGTGAAAGATGATGTCATGGCAAGGCTCGTAGGCGATTCTATCCTGTACGTGCAGCAGGGCGGCAGGACAGTAAGAGACCTCTACTATACGATCAACAAGCCCGATACTGCCGGGGGATATTCGGCGGGCAATCTTACCGCACTTGCCGAACACATAGCGAAAGGTGTGACTGAGGCGCTGTCAGGCATCACCGATATGGATTACCAGCAGGAACCTTTCTCAATCCTACAATGTACCAGGGCTGACGGTCAGGCTCCTATTCTTGTCTATGACAGGGAGCAGCAGCTTGTAGGATGGGCCCGGACGATCACTGGTAAGACCGCAGCGGGGGCGTGGGATGAAATCGAATCCGTTGCCGTCATAAACAACGGTGAAATGGAAAACGAGGTATGGGTCAGCGTTAAGCGGACAATAGGCGGAACTGACTACAGGTACATAGAGTATTTCAAGCCGCAGGAGTTCTTTTCACAGTTAAAAGATGCGTTCTTCGTCGATTCCGGGCTTACCTGGGACGGCGGCGATCCGGTAGCGATAACCGGTATATCAAAGGCTAACCCCGCCGTTGTTACCGTGTCCTCATGGCCCGCCAATGGCGCGGGAACAGACCTTACGGACGGAGATAAGGTCTGCATCTATGATGTGGAGGGTATGACAGAGGTCAATATCGGCAACGATACCGCCTACACGGTAGCAGGAGCAAATAAGGGTGCTCTGACCTTCCAGTTGTCAGGAGTCAATTCTTCGGCTTACACGGCCTGGTCAGCAGGCGGGTACGTCAAGATCGTTACGAATAGCATTTCAAGCGGCCTGAGTCACCTTGAAGGCCGTGATGTGGATATCCTCATTGACGGGGTAGCAGACGACCAGCAGGAAGTAACGGGCGGAGCATTGCCGGCCGCGTTGTCAGTCTATGGCAATCTCATTCACGTGGGTCTGCCATACGCGCCTTATCTGAAACCCATGAAACCAGAGGCAGGTTTGCAGCAGGGGACCACTCAAGGGATGCTCGGCAGGACATATCATCTGCACATATCGGTCTATGAAAGCTATGGGGTCAAGGTGGGAGAGGATGAAAACAGTTTGTATGACATCCCTGAACTCAACGAGGATACGCCGTCACTGTGTACCGGCTATTACGATACGCCATTTGACGGACTGGTAGGGACAGACCTTGATATTCTCATAACCAATGAAGGTCCCTATCCTCTAACCATACGGGCGATTGTCCCTGAAATGGAGAAATTTACATCATGATACTCGTGAGAAGGGCATCCGTGGAAGACCTTGAAATAGTGAAAAGAGTCTACACCCATGAAAGCATTTTCGACCGCATCAACGACGATGGGATCACCGATCCTGAGAAGGTAGATTTCTCTCAGGCGCTATCCAATACAAATGTGTTTTTCCTCATCGCAGAGGACGAGCACTGCGATATCGTAGGCGTATTTCTCTTTCATCCCTGGAATACGGTCTGCTATGAGATGCACAGTGCGGTATTGCCTGAATACCGGGGCGAGGGTTCAATTGAGGCTGCACGGATGGCGGGCATGTGGATGTTCGGGAATACCATGTGTCAGAAGATCGTAACACAGATAGCGGTAACGAATTATGCTGCCCGGACGCTTGCAAGGGTTGGTGGAATGGTGAAGATCGGCAATAATGACAGGTCTTTCCTCAAGAACGGGAAATTGATAGACCAGCATATCTACGGGATCTGCAAGGAGGACGTATAATGGCCGCATTACCTTATATCGCTATGGGAATGACTGCGCTCGGGACTATATCGTCTGCTTCTTCGCAGATACAACAGGGCAAGGCTCAGAAAGAGGCATACGAGGCCAACGCAGCCATTGACCGCGCCAATGCCGTAGCGGTCGAGAAACAGGCCGCATATGAAGAGGGCATACAGAGAGAGAAGGCCGACGCGCTGAAATCACGACAGAGGGCCTTATACGCGAAAGCAGGCGTTGATATTACGTCCGGCTCACCCTTGCTTGTCATGGCCGAGGACATGGAAAAGGCCGAAATGGATGCACAGGCGATCAGGTATTCCGGGAACGTCAAGAAAACATCATATCTCAATAAGGCGAATTTATCTGAATTTTATGGTGAACAGGCGGAATCGGCGGGCAAGACAGGCGCATTCTCGACGCTCTTAAGCGGGTTCGGGTCAATGGGAATGAGCTATCTCAAATACAAAGGAAAGGGTTCACAATACTCTTTATGGTGATATATGCCTGAGATACCACGCTATTCGAGACAACAGACGATACCAGGAGAAAGCGGGGGCGTTCCGGTCAATCCTGCCGCAGCATCAATGTCGTATGAGGCAGTAGAGAAGGGCGGCAAGGCGATAGCCGGTCTTGGTGAAGAAGCTATGCGCTATGCCATTGTTGAACAGAGGGCGGAGAGAGCATTAAAGGCCATGAAGTTTGAGACTGACCTGAAGAACGACGTTGACGCGACAGCGGAAAGCTACGCCATGAGGTCAGACTACGATAAGTTTGATAACGATGTGCAGGCAAACATAGCATTATTGAAGCAGAAGCATGTTGACAGCATTGATGATCCGGTATTGAAACGGGCAGCCGAAGCGACATTCGGCAAGCAATCCTATGAATTGCAGAAGGTCATACGGGACAAGAAAAGGGTGTTGATGACGGAGGAAGCCACAAACCAATACGGTGTTAAATATAACAATGCCCTGAAAGAATACGCTTACTCGACAAGCCCGGAAGAGAAAGAGTTTATCAGAAACAATGTCGCCCTTGAAGGCTATGAGCTTGAAAAATCTCACCTGTTAAAGCTCGGTTCGACAGAAAAACTCATGCAGGCGTTCAATGGCAAGGCGGCCAATAATTATGCTCAGGAACTTACCGCACAGAATCCAGAGGTAGCCTTTGCCGCGCTTACCGAGAGGGACTCGAAGGGGCAGTATACGAAATTTGCCGACCTCGACCCTGAAGACAGGATAGCACGTCAGAAGGAGGCACGGTCAGCAATCGTTACGAATTACTATGAGATCGAACGAAAGGAAAGGGAACTCCAGGAGGCTACGAAGTCAGACCTGTTCAACAAGCTCGACAACAAGGCATATTCACGTTCAAAACTTCTCGCAGAAGTGCAGGCAGCAGAGATTAAAGACCCCGTAACCGGTACAAGGAGGTTACCTCCTGAGACCGCTCATGCCCTGAGAAAGATCATCCTGAATCCCGAGGAATCGGGTGAGGGTAATTCCGCTGAGTTTATCCGTCTCGGCAATCGCATAGTAGGCGGTCAGATGTCAAGCACCGACGAGATCATACAGAGCAAGGGGCTAAAGGCGAACGAGAAGAAGGTCCTCGCGAATATGTTCTGGACGGAAGGCAGACGCGACGACAAGGCATTGACGGCAGAGGAAAAGGCGGCGGCAATGGTTTTTAAAAATAATAAAAAATTTATCATGGACAGCGCGAACAAGCAGATAGATGCTATGTTCCCTACAACCGACTCGGGCGACAAGGCCCTGAAGAATAGCCTCAAGTCAACCGTGCTTACCGCTTCGGGGCACTATGGCGCAGACACGATAAACGATTTCAGACAGTATGTTGATGACACCCTGAAATATGCAAAGGATCAGGCATCAACTTTTGGTGTATCGAAGAAAAAGGTAGCCAAAGCGATACTTGGGGCGGTCAAGCCTGATACCGGGACAAAGACTGCACCTGCCCCCGAGAAGACAGAGAAGCCTCCTATGGAGGGCGCAAAAAAGGCCCCGGATGGTAAATGGTATGTGGAGAAACAGGGCAAATTCTATGAGGTCAGATAATGGCTGAACTTATCGAAGTCAAAGGAAATCCGTTTGAAGAGAAACGTGCAGATAACCTTATCCCCATAGAAGGAAATCCCTTTGAAGCATCGCAAAACGTAAGCCAACCATTTACATCTTCCACGGAGATATCCGTACCTTCATGGGTAGATGATGTAATGAAAGGCGTTGAAGCCGGTTTTAGGATGGCTCCCTTCAAACTCGGTGAATCGTTGCTCGGAGTAGTTGACACCATCGACCAGTACGGACCGGGCGGAGTATTACGAAAGCTCACGACAAAAGGCGCTGAACTGGCCGGTATAAATCTTCCCAAAGAGATAAGACCGGCGAGGGATGCAAGCCTGTATCTCCGGGACTTAGCCAATCAGCAGGCTCCTAAATTCGGAGAAGGTACGCCCGGCTATTACGCTCAATCTGCGGTATCCTCAATCCTGTCGAATGTCCCTTCCATCGCCCTGGGATTTGCCACGGGCAGTCAATTCATAGGCCTCCTGAGCATGGCCGTACAGGTAGCAGAGGACAAGTATAATGAGCGTATTCTTGCCGGTGACAGCGAGGAAAAGGCTCGTTTCGGGGCTGGCTTATATGGTGCGGCAGAAGCCATAGGCGAGAAGATACCGCTTGGCATATTGATGAAGAATAAAGGTATCAGGGCAATCCTTTTGTCCAGTCTTACGGAGATACCTACGGAGATCGCTACGACCATCATGCAGAACGGCATAGACATGGGGATATACGATCAGGACATGAGCTTCGCCGACTGGGAAAAGAGCATCTATGATACGGCAATCATAACCGGAATAGCCGCGCCTTTTACCGCAGGACTCGGCAGGGGGTTAGGCGTAGGCGCACAGAAGATCATGGAGAAACGGCAGGCGGGGAGGGTTAAGCCTGTCATTGAAACGCAGCCCATCGTTGCACAGGAGGCAGGACAGACCCCGGCAGAGAACCTTGATACGACCATCCAGGCGCAAGGTCAGAAGGTAACGGCCTCGATCGATGGTAAGCAGGTAGGCAGTTATGACGGCTCGACCTTGCAGATCAACAGGGAATACGAAGGTAATCGTTACCAGATAGCGACTGAGCTTATCGAGGCGCATAAGCAGGTCGTTGATGCCCCCTTGACAACCGATGACTACAAGGGGCAACACAGGCCCATGACAACCGAGGCTGGTGCGGCTCGATTACATGACTTAATACCGGCATTCGGAGAGGATATTTATGGTCCAGATGCTCTTCAGTTTTTTGGAACAGGTGAGAAGCTTGATGTCCAAACCCTAAAAATATTGAAATCAGTTAGAAATAACCCTGAAAAAGAAATCACCGTTTATAGGGCCATACCAAAAGATACTCAAATAACTGATTTAAATTATGGTGATTGGGTAACGGTTAATAAGCAATATGCAAAAGAACATGGGGAGGGGATTCTTGAGGGGAATTACAAGATAATTTCTCAAAAAGTAAAAGCAAGGGATTTAACAACAAATGCCGATTCCTTTAATGAGCAAGGATATTATCCCGATATCTTGACAACGGATGAGAACGGTGCTAAAAAGGATTTGTCTGATGAGTTACGTACAAAAGGTCTTGAACAAGCTGAGATCGCTTCCCGCTCACCTGGGGAAGGTGAGCAAAAAATAACACAGTCTTACGAAGATTTCATTGCTCAGATCGAGCAGAAAGAACAGCCCGAAAAATCCATAGAGAACGCACTCAATGAGAAAGACTTCGATACTCTGTCGAGGTACGTCAATAATTTCGGTTCTGCCCGTTCCTTCGCTGAGGCACTTGGGGAGACCTACCGTAAACCATCAAAGTTTTGGAAGGATGAAGGGTATACCAGTGCGGTAGATTTCTATAACAGGAATAAACTTAAAAGGGCTACTCAAGAGACTCTACAAACCACGTCTTATGAAGGTTTTATCAGCGAGGAGACGGGTGAACTCATCGGCGAAGACTATCAATCCGCCGATATGAAAGCTTTGGAAAGTCTGCAAGCGAAACTTGAACGCATGAGAAAAGGTATTTCTGCTGAAGTAATAAGCCCCACCGCTACGACTCAGGCAAAAATGAAATCCTACAAGGTGGAGTTTTCCCTTGCCAAAGTCAAGACCGTTATCCGTGAGCGTACCGGGCAGACCCGCGTGGATAACCTTGTCAAAGAGATGGATGCCCTTGAATTCGCCTATCAGACAGCACAGAAGGCATCAAGGGACGCATATCGACAGGGAGACCGTGCCGGAGCCTTACGCGAACATGAGCGCATGACGCTGATACAGGATTTGAAGAAAGCCCGTACAGACATGAACAGGGAGACAAGGGCGACCTTTAAGTATCTCGATTCCGTCAACAAGAAGCTCGACACGATGAGGATATCCGACGAGTACCGGGATGCTATCCGGTCAGCGCTTTCCTACGATGGCGATGGTATCGAAATGTTCTCCCTGAGACAACTTGAGAAGAACGACCTCGTATTTATCCCTGAAGATATGATCGAAACGCTCAAGGATACGGAAAGGGAAGGGATCACCCTCGACCAGCTACGCAATCAGAAGGACATCGTTAAGACCCTGCTTTTTCAGGCGCGGGCGTTAAATAAGATAGAAATGCTGAATCAGAAAGTAGCCTTTAAGGAGACCGTTGAGACCATTGTAAACGAGATAGGGCAGGCATGGGAGATTGATGCTTCAACGCTCTTGCAGAGACTTACCCCTGATGACCAGGCGAAGCAGGCGCGGTTAGGATATGAAGGTGTGAGCAGGTTTGGAGAGATCAGGGACAGGGTAAGGGGCATTCTGTCATACGTCAAGAAGGCCGAATATATCATCGAAAGGGCGGTCAACGCCGCACGTGATACCCGTCTCTATCAATCTACTTTTGGCAGGGCGGTCATTGCTGAACGGTCAGAGATCCTCAACGGGAAAGAGATTAACGACAAGCTGAAAGAGGCCGTCGAACTCATAAAGGACGATCTGCCGAGTATAACCCGTGATGAATATACCGTCCCGGGACTCTTGAACCCTATCACAAAACAGAAAGCAATCATGATAGCCCTGAACTCAGGGAATGAACAGAACAGGGCGGCACTTAAAGGTGGTGTCGGCCTTACCGATGCGAACATAAACGCTGTTGTCGATACGCTGAACGATAAGGAAACGGAATTTGTCCTGAGAATATGGGACATCCTGAACGGCCTTACCGACAGGATAAGCGAACAGCATAAGAAATTGACAGGCTTGCCCATGAAAAAAGTGGGCGGCCAGTATTTCCCGTTGATCTATGACAAGAGCGTTCCTCAGACCTCCTATGTTGAAGAGGCTCAATCCAAGCAAGACCTTTTCAGAACGTATTCATCCGTTGCAAGCGTTTTCAGGGGATTCACAAAGGAGAGGGTCAAAGAGACCTCATACCCTCCATTGCTCGACTTCTCGGTCATAACAAGACACCTTGCCGATGTGAACCACTTCATAGCCTGGGGCGTGCCGGTGAGGGACATCAACCGGATACTCACAAACCCCATGGTGAAAGAAGCCCTCATACAATCGGTGGGAGAGGAGCAATATAGTCAATTAAGGCCATGGCTCAAGGGGATAGCGAACGATCACTTTGATACCCTGAAATATGCCGATTCGCTCCTCGGTAAACTCGTGAATAACTCATCCGTGGCTATCCTCGGTTATGCCCTGAGTACGACAGTGTTGCAGCCTACGGCAGTTTTGCAGGCGGTGAACTACAAGTATGAGGGTGCAGACGGAAAAATGCGTAAGATAGGCGTAAACGAGATCATACAGGGTGTCATTGACTTCTACAAATCCTATGGAGAAAACGCAGACCTCGTATACTCACTGTCGCCCTTTATGATGATGAGAACGAACAACATGGATTTCAATATCCGGCAGGCAATGGAGGCCGACACAAAGCATCCGTTTAACGATAAGAAATTCAGGCGGGCGGCCTTTGCCATGATGGGATTTACCGACAAGATCACGACCATGCCGGTATGGTGGACGGCCTATAATATCGAGATGAAAGAAAGCGGGGATCAGCAGAGGGCGGTGGGTTTCGCTGATAAGGTGGTAAGGAATACTCAGGGATCGGGTGCGGCTAAAGACTTATCAGAGATGCAGAGGGGCGGCAATGTACGCCGGGCATTCACCATGTTTCAGACGTTCTTCAACTCGACATACAACGAGTGGGGTAAGACAAAAGACCTCGTACAGGGTGAGCGTGTAGGCTCCCTTGAATACGCAAAGACCTTCATGTGGATATGTCTGTTACCTGCCATGCTTCAGGCGCTCTTTCGGTACAGGGAGGATGTTCTTGAAGATCCGCTTGAAAAGGTGGCAAAGGAAACAACGG